CCTGCTATTTTAGATATGCAAATGAAAGATGGTACTCGTTTAGGAGATCATCCAGAAGTTATTAAAGGATTTGCTAGTATTGCTAATCTGATCTCTGAGGATAAATTTATTGGTACAGACCAAGAAAATATGACTCAAGCTAGAGATTTGGATGCTGAAATAAGATCTATTGTAAACGATAGAAATGGTCCTTATTGGAATAGAAACCATCCAGACCATGAAAGAACAGTTCAGCAAGTATTAACTTTAAGAACAATGATGAATGGATAACAAACAATTACGATTAGAAATTGTTAGAATGATATTGGAAACTGGTTCAGAAATACATAAATCTAACCCCTTGCCAATCGCTGATAATTATTATAATTGGATTTCTAAGGAGAGTGAAAACTCTCCTAAGAAACGCAAGACAATCTCTAAACCAGACCTTGCTGACAAGAAGGAATAGACTCTGGTCTAACAGACCTTAAATGCAAGAGATGCCTGCTTTGCGGAGAACCTCTCTGTTTTATTTTTATTAATGACCATGTGGGTTGTTAATATTTAACTTTAACAAATGGAGAGACAAATATGTCTAATCAAATAACTACAGCATTTGTAGAACAGTATAGTTCTAACATACAAATGTTGTCGCAACAAAAGGGTTCTTTATTGAGAGATAAAGTACGCCTTGAAACTGTTGTAGGAAAAAATGCTTTCTTTGACCAAGTAGGAAGCGTTACTGCAACTGTAAGAACAAGCAGACATTCAGACACTCCTCAATCAGACACTCCTCACTCAAGAAGAAGAGTATCTCTTGTGGATTATGAATTTGCTGACTTGATTGACGATATGGATAAAGTAAGAATGTTGGCTGATCCAACTTCTTCTTATGCAATGGCTGCTGCTTTTGCAATGGGAAGAGCTATGGATGATGCTGTCATTTCGGCTGCAACTGGTACTGCGTTTACTGGTGTTGCTGGTGGTACTTCCACTTCTTTACCTGCAGGTCAAATTATAACTGAAGCTGGTACAGGAAGATTCACAATCGCTAAACTAAGACAAGCAAAAGAAATCTTAGATTTAGCTGATGTTGATCCTTCACTACCTAGATACATCGTAGTTGGTCCTAAACAAATCACAGATTTATTAGGAACTACTGAAGTTACTTCTAGCGACTTTAATACTGTCAAAGCTCTTGCTTCTGGCGATGTTAATTCGTTCTTAGGATTTAACTTTGTTGTGTCTAACAGATTATCTGTTGCTTCTTCTATCAGAGACTGTATTGCTTTCGTAAATGATGGCATTGCATTAGCTGTTGGAAAAGATGTAACTGCTAGAATAGATGAGAGAGCTGACAAAGGTTATGCTACTCAAGTTTATTACTCTGCTGCATTTGGTGCAACCCGAATGGAAGAAGAGAAAGTAGTTAAAATTCAAGCATATGAAGGGTAATAGGAGGTAAATTATGGCTAGTGTAAAAGGAACTAACTTTACTAACATTACTGCTACTCCAATCGTTAAGATTGATAGCGGAGAATGGACTGGTAAATTGAGAGTACAATACGACAGTTATGAGGCATCTTCTTTAGCTTCTGGCTCAGACATTTCTGTTGCTAGATTACCAAAAGGTGCAAAAGTGTGGGATGTAATCGTACACTTTGACGCTTTAGGTGGATCTTCAACGATTTCTGTTGGAGATAGTGGTGATGCAGATAGATATATTGCTGCAACATCTACTGCTTCTGCAGGTCAAATGTCTATGTCTCAAGAAGGAGCTATAGCTGGTTTTGGCTATGAGCAAACTGCTGAGACAGATGTGCTTTTAACAACTGGTGGTGCAAGCATCACTGGTACAATTAAATCTGCTGTTATTTATTCAGTAGAGTAATTGTTATTAAGATGGTGGGGAGCAATCCCCACTATCTTTTTTTTTAAAAAAAGTATAAAGGAATAATATGGCATCAGTAGTAGATATTTGTAATGGATCATTAAATCAATTAGGTGCATCCACCATCATTTCATTGACGGAAGATTCTAAAAATGCAAGACTATGTAATGCACGATACACACAAGTACGAGATAGCTTATTCAGATCTCACCCTTGGAATTGTTTACAAAAACGAGTACAGCTCGCATCTGATACAGATGCTCCAGCTTGGGGATTCAGTTACCAATTTACTTTACCTGCAGATTGTTTACGAGTTTTAAGAATAGAAGATTACGATTCAGATTATAAAATTGAAGGAAGAAAGATTGTGTCTAATGTACCTACGATGAAAATCTTATACATTGCACGAATAGAAGATCCTAATCAATACGATGAAATTTTAAGAGAAACATTATCAGCAGCATTAGGTGCAGACATTGCTTATGCAATTACTTCTTCTAATCCTGTTGCACAAAATATGTATAATCTTTTTCAAGAGAAATTAAGAGAAGCAAGATTCGTAGATGCTACGGAAGGACAAAACACCATCCAAGATAATGGCATGACGGATGTCATAGACGCAGGTTCTTGGACTAACGCAAGGTTTTAAATATGGCACGAGTTGCGGTGCAATTAACAAACTTCACAGGTGGAGAGTTATCTCCACGATTAGATGGTCGTAATGATTTAACCAAATACGCTTCTGGTTGTAAGACCTTAGAGAATATGGTTGTCTACCCTCATGGCTCTGCTGCTAGACGACCTGGAACTCAATTTGTATCTGAAGTAAAAGACAGCACTAAGAAAACAAGATTAGTACCTTTTGAATTTTCAACTACTCAAACTTATATGCTTGAGTTTGGAAACCAATACATAAGGTTCTACAAAGACAATGGTCAAATCTTATCTGGTGGTTCAGCATATGAAATTGCTACTCCTTATTTAGAAGCTGAACTGTTTGACATTAAATATGCTCAATCTGCGGATGTGATGTACATCTGTCATCCTAATCATGCAGTTAGAAAGTTATCCAGAACAGGTCATACAGCTTGGACATTAGCAGAAGTTGATTTTACCAAAGGACCATTTCAAGATCATAATATTACTACAACTACTTTAGCTGCATCACATACTTCTGTAGGATCTAGTGGTAATTTAACTTTATCTTCTACGACTGGTATTAATGCTAATCAAGGTTGGCTAACTACCGATGTAGGAAGATTAGTACATTTAAAAGATGGTCATTATAAAATTACTGCAAGAACTTCTGCTACTGTTGCTGTAGCTACTTGTGAAGTATCGCCATCTTCTGCGTCAGCTACAACAGACTTTGCTTTAGGTGCTTTCTCTGATACTTCTGGTCATCCAAGTTGTGTAACTTTCTTTGAGCAACGATTAGTATTTGCAGGAACGAAAGAACAACCACAAACTTTATTCTTTTCTAAATCAGGTGACTATGAAAACATGGATGATAATTACCATGGAACAGTATCTGATGATGATGCTATTATTTATACAATTGCATCTAACCAAGTGAATGCTATTAGATTTATGACTGCTACTAGAACTTTAATTGTAGGTACAGCAGGTGGTGAATTTACAGTATCAGGTGGTGGAACAGATGTTGCTATTACTCCTACGAATATTTTAATTAAAAGACAATCTAACCATGGAGCTGCTAACTTAGATGCGATTGCAGTTGGTAATGTCACTTTGTTTTTACAAAGAGCAAAAAGAAAGATTAGAGAACTAGCTTATAACTTTGATGTGGATGGTTATCTTGCTCCTGATATGACGATCCTTGCAGAACATATTTCTGAATCAGGTATTACACAAATGGCATATCAACAAGAACCCAATCAAATCATTTGGTGTGTACGAACTGATGGACAACTGATTGCATTAACTTATCAAAGAGAACAACAAGTCGTTGCTTGGCACAGACATATCTTTGGTGGATCTTTTTCTACTGGTAATGCTGTTTGTGAATCGGTTGCTGTACTTCCTACAGACAACAATGAATATCAAGTATGGATTATTGTTAAACGAACTATTGATGGTTCTACTAAACGATATGTAGAGTATTTGCATAACTTTGATTTTGATGAAACAGATAATACTGATTTTAATTTTTTAGATTCTCAGCTTGCTTATAATGGAAGTGCCACTACTACTATTTCAGGATTAGGTCATTTAGAAGGTGAGACAGTTGCTATTCTTGCAGATGGATCTACACATCCTAGAAAGACAGTTACTTCTGGTTCTATTACTTTAGAACGATCTTCTACTAAAGTAAAAGTAGGATTACCTTATACTTCTATTTTGCAGACTATGCGATTAGATGCTGGTTCACAGGATGGTACATCGCAAGGTAAAACGAAAAGAATATTTGATATTACATTAAGAATTTATGAATCTGTTGGTATTGAAGTAGGACCAGATTTAAACAACATGGAACGAATACCATTTAGATCTTCTGCTACTTTAATGAATCAAGCTATCCCAGTATTTACAGGAGATAAAGAAATAGAGTTTAGAGGAAACTATGAGACAGATGGTTATGTGTATGTAAGGCAAGATCAACCTTTACCTTTAACTATTTTATCATTATACCCAAGATTGGTAACCAATGACGGATAAAATATTACATATTGTACCTTATCAAAAAGGTCATGGAGCATTTATTTTATCTCAACAAATGAACCATGTGCTTATGGATAAAGATGCTGA